CACCAGGAATGGCTGGACTGGTTCGTCCTGAAGCAGGGCGAGGCGGCCGGCCGGTACCAAAACGTGGACGAGGTGAAGAACCTCACCGGCGAGAACCCGGACAACCCGTTTCTGACCAAGGAGGCGATCGCGGCCCGGAAGGCCATGGTCTGGGAGCGCAGCGACTTTCGGTCTCTGATCCTGACCAGCGAATTCTACGGGATCATCGTGGACAAGCACGGGAACGTCCTTCTGCCGAACGGCACGTTCACGGACGCGGGCGGAAGGATCATCTCCGCGCCGAAGGCGGTGCAGTATCCGCATATCCGCTGGCCCGGCTGCTCGTTTTCGCCGCTGCCGGACCTGCTGACGTTCAACGGCCGCGGCCTTCTGGAGGGGATCGTCACGCTCTGGGAGGCGATGTGCCAGATCATGTGCCTGCACAACGACAACCTAATGTGGACGGTGAACCCGATGACGGAGATCATCGTGGAGGCCCTGGTGGACCCGGACGACGCGGAGACCTGGCCCGGCAAGGAGTACCGGGTCCGGGAGACCGTGGCCGGGCAGCAGGCCGTCCGGACCGTGGACCGGCGGAGCATCACGAACGAGGTGCTGGCGAATCTCCAGTACGCGGATCAGAATTTCCAGCGCGGCACGTTCGTCTCCGACGCGGTTCAAGGGCTCCCCGGGTACCGAAAGGACATGACGTACCGCGAGGCGGCCATGAACCTCGACCAGGCGCTGGGCGTCTTTAGTTTGATGGGCGAGAACATCGAACACGGCGCGATCCAGGCGATCCTGGCCGGATCGGATTTTATCGCGCAATACGCGACGCTGGAGGATTTTCAGCAGATGTTTTCGGACGAGGATCTTCAGAGATTCGGCCTTATCGAGGCCCCGGCGCCGATGGGCGCCCCGGGAGGACCCGGGATCCCCGCGGAGGCGGCCGCGATCCTGCCGACCGGGCCGGAGGCCGGTGCAGGCGCACCGCCGACCGCCCCGCCAGGCGGACCCAATCCCGCCGGACCGGCGGGCCCGCCTCCTGCCGGCGTAACGCTCCCCGGCGCCGTTCCCGGGCAGCGGTTCCCGATCCCGCCAATGGACGGGTCGTTCCACATCAGCGGCATCCAGTCGCTGATGAAGGAACAGGAGGTCCTCACCAACCTGAAGAACGTGATCATCCCGCTGGCCACCAACGCCCGGTTCGCCCCGTACATCAAGCCCTACGAGGTTCTCCGCGCGCTGGCGGAGCGGATCAACATCAAGGACGAAAACTGTATCGTCTCCCCAGAGGAGGCCAAGACGCTGCTTCAGATCGAGGCGAAGCGCGGCCAGGCGTCGAAGGAAGAGGACGCGAAGGCGAACGAGATCGCCGAGGCGGGCGCGATGATGGAGCTTTTGGCGAAGATGAAGGCCTCCCGCGCCGAGGAGGCGTCGGCCGAGGCGCAGGGCTCGGACCGCGAGATCGAAAACGCGCAAAAGCTGATGGAGATCGTCGCGAAGATGAAGGAAATGAATTCCGGCGGGCAAACGGCCGAGCCGCCGCCGCAGGAGTAAAGGAGAATGCCCATGCCCGATCACGGAGCCCCGACCGAGATCCTCACCGGAAAGCCGCGTGAATTGTCGGCCCGGCAGGCCGCAGAGGCGGCCGAGCTAAACGAGAAGGCCCGGCTGCAACGACAGGCGGAATGGGCCGCCGTGATGGGCTCTGAGGCCGGAACGCGGATCTACGATCTGATCTGCGACCTGCTCCAGGCCCGGATCGAGAAGATCCTCCAGGAGGATCCGGAATCGATCGCGTACCTGGCGATCCTGAAACGTCTCGGGGAGACCTCGCAGACGGGACGAAAGGCGATGAAGAAGCTGGCCGAACGGTATTTCCCGACGGCCTGACGTTGAAAACATGAGGACGGCCCCGCTGATCACGGGGCCCAGCCAAACCAGAGAAAGGGCGCACGGCTGCGCAGCCCGCATTTGAGCCGTGCGCCCTTTCTCATTTGGCGACCGGAGAAGGAAACAAGCGGCCCCCGGGAACCGGGACCACGCCGCACAAGGAGGGCAATATGGAGGACGTTCAGAAACAAGAGGGAATGCAGACCACTCCCGACCTCGACCGGATCATGACGGACGGGCGACCCGTGTTCACGGGGACCGCCGAACCGGACGGATCCGCTTCTTTGGGACCTGCCGCGGTCATGGAACCCCAGGCTGCCGAACCGCCCGCGCAAAAAGCCGAGCAGCCCGACGCCGCTTCAGCGGAGAAACCGGCCGTCGCTCCGGACAAGGCCCAGCCAGCGGAGGAGACCCCTCCCGCCGGAGACTACCGGTTCAAGAGCCACAACGAGGCCGAAAAGGCCTACCGGCTGTTGCAGAGCAAGACCACCAAGGCCGAGCAGCGGCTCAAGATGCTGGAGCAGCAGATCGAGGAGGACAAACGGCGAAAGCGCGAGGCGATCGCAACCGAGGACGCGGAACGGCAATACATGGAATTCGCGACGGAGAGAAACGCGCAGGCCCTGGGCGAGATCAACGATCTCGACCCGGAGGACCCGGAGTACCAGAAGAAGGCCGCCGCCTGCTGGGCCCGCGCGCATCTGGACGTTCGCCGGTTCCAGCCGAAGGCGCCGGACCTGCCGGAGGAGCTGCGAGGCTCGCCGGCCGCGCCCGCCGCATCCGCGGGCGAAACAACCCCCCAGGAACCCTCGCAGGAAGGCGCGATCCACACGCGGAAATTCGTGGAGACCGTGCTGGAGGGCTCCAAGATCGGAATCTCGAAAGACGACCCGCTGTTTTGGGCCTATGCGGAACAGAGCCCGTCCGTGGACGCAACCGGCCGGCAGCTTCCGCTGAAGGACCAGATCTGGTGGGCCGTCCAGAAAACCCTGGACTACCGGCGAAGATCCGCCGGAACCGCGTCCGGGGGAACGCCGCCGGGACCCCCCGGCCGAACCTTCGCGCCGTCTCCGTCGCCGGCCTTCCCGCCCGCGGCCGGAAGCCAGCCCATGGGACGATCGGGCGCCGTTCGCCCGGCCGCTTTCCAGCAGCCGGTCTCCCCGGCCAGCCTCGACGACGCGGTAAGCCACGCGCTGGAGATGCGAAGACTATAACGAAAGGAGTCAATCCACTATGGCATCACAGACCTTTACCTGGACATACGACGCGTCCAGCGGCACCTACAAGAGCCACGCGCTCTCCGCGGAGCTGCTGAAACTGGCCGCGCTGGAATTCAAATTCGTCCCGTTCACCAAGAAGATCAACTCGTTCGGGCGAAAAATGGGCGAAACGGTGACGCTGCCCTACTACAAGCCACTGGACGAGCCCACCTCCGCCGAGCTGGAGGAGAAAACCCGGATCCCCATCGACCAGCTCACGATGGGAACCTACACCATCACGATCAAGGAATGGGGCCGAGGCGTCGAGTTTTCGTCTCTGGCCGAGGACCTCTCCGCGCTTTCGCCCAACGACGGCGCGCAGAAGGCCCTGAAGGACCAGATGGCGCTTTCGATGGACGCGGCCGCGGCCGCGGCCTTCACCGGCACGAACGCCAAGATCGCGTTCCAGCCGACCTCGCTGACCAACGGTACGTTCGACACGGACGGCACGCCTTCCACGACGGCGCTGGTGAACCTGACCAAGGACCACCTCGGCGTGATCCGCGACTACATGGCCAACACGATTCACACGCCGTTCTACACCGGCGACCACTACATCATGCTGGCCGCCACCCGGGCGCTGCGCGGCCTGAAGAACGACCGCGTGATCATGGCCTTCAACCTCTATCTCCAGAAAGGGGACCTGCTGTACCGGGGCGAGGTAGGGATGGTGGAGTCGATCCGCTGCATCGAGGTGAACCACGAGGCCGCGCTGTCCAATGACGTCGGCTCGGGCAACTGCCTGGGCGAGGCGGTGGTGTTCGGCGCAGACGCGGTGGGCCGGATTGAGATCGACTACCCGCACCTGCGCGTCGATCCGAACTACAAGGGCGACTTCGGCCGCCGCCGGGCCGTCGCGTGGTACGGGACCGTCGCGTACGACGTGCTGTTCCAGAGCTCCACGGACCGGGAATGCCGGATCGTCAAGATCGCGTCGGCGTAATTTTCGGAGAACCGCGGGCCCTGAGGGCCCGCCATCAACCACAAGGAGGTAAAACCATGTTGAGATCTGATATTCCCGTGGCACTTCCGTGCCATCTGTTCATCGACTACGACGACGTCCTGGGGGTGGATTGCGATCAGAGCGCCGCGGACGTGGGCCGGTTCGTAATCCCGTTCCGCTGCCAGGTGCTGCTGGCCGGCGTCGTCGTCACCGAGACCTGCGCCGGCTCGTCTACCACGCCGGTTGTGGATTTCGACAAGCGGCCGACCGCGGGCAGCGACACGGACCGCGGCGCGGCGGACATCGCCCATTTCGTCCTCAGCACGACCGCGGCCGGAAAGGTGATGTACGACGAGGCGGCCGTCGGCACCGAGCTCACGCCCGGCGAAGAGATTATCGTCGAGTTGAAGACCGCGGCCACCGGGACGCCGGCAGGACATTTTGTCCCGTTCCTGCTGGTCGACTATCTGCCGGAGACGAAGGCAAACCTGTCCGACATGACCGAAACGACCTAACCGAACGAAAATTCAGGCCAGCCGCGGACCGCAGTTTTCAGACGGTCCGCGGCCTTCGGCCGGAAAGGAGACCCATCTATGGCAGAGCTTGCTTCCACGGATGTCACCGTCACCGTCAACGCGCAGGATCGAAACTGCGCAGGCGTCGGCGCCAACAAGGACATGGTGATCGCCACGATCGCGTTCGGGGACGGTTCGCTGACCTACCCGACAACCGGGATCCCGCTCCCGGCGATCGGCTATTTCGGCCTGCACAAGGCGATCGACTTCATGGCCGTCCAGGGCGCGCTCGGCGTAGGCTATTCCTACGCCTACGACAGCACGAACCACTCGATCGAGATCTGGAACGCCGGAACGGAACTGACCGGCGCCGTCGCCGCGACGACGCTCAAGCTCCTCATCATCGGGGAGTAAACCGCCGGATCCGCCCAACCCAACGGGCGGGCGGATCCTTCACTTACGGAGGGAGAAAACTTATGGCACAGGTCCTATACGTCAAACAGGCGGACCGGACGGTCAAAACCGTCAAGGTCCTGCGCTGCTGGATCGACATCAACGGCCAGGAGGTCTATCTGCACGCCGACGGCCGATACGCCCGCAAGGATGGGCAACCGCTCAAAGCCGTTTCGGATTTCAACGTGATCGTCGATCCGGTACAGCGGGACCAGGCGATTCGCTGGTGGAAACGGAGCGGCGAGGAGGAGTCGGCGGCCTATTACCGCGCGATCGAGGAGAAGAGACGGGAAGAGGCCGGGGATTTCCGGATCCTCGAAAGCGACAAAACCGTCGTGGACGCGGTCCTCTACACACGCCGCGGCAGCGGCAAGAAGAAGGGCACGGCCGTCTCCGCCGCGAAGTCCTGGATGGAATGGTTCGAGAAACGCCCCGACTGGTGGGGCCAGGCGAAGCGGATCGAGTTTATGGACTACATCTATGAGATCGCCGAGGAGCCGGCGGCCGCGGACGGCGGCCCGGTACCGGAGACGGCTGCGGCGATCGGCGGGTAGGAGGCGCTCATGTCCGGAGACATCCAAGACCTGCCCATCCGGCGCTGCCCGCGCTGCGGGACGATCTACGTCGAGGATTCGTCGATGTACGAGGACACGAACATCTGCCCGAATTGCGGCGCCGACGTTTCGGCAGCCGAGGATTACAGAGAGGAGATCGATCATGCCTGAATTCATTATTCAAACCGAACCTGCCGGGCAGATGCCCGCTTCCGAAGAGAAGATCCCGCCCGCGACTGCATCCCTGAGCTTCCCCCGGAAGGGTTCTTTGGACCCGGAAGGATGGCCCTCGATCCGGATCGGAGACGAGATCCAGATCACGCTCAAGGGGAAGATCGTCATGCTGACGGACGACCCCAACAGCGATTGGCCGGGAGCCGGGAAGGAGATCCGGGTCGAACTGACCGGCTGCGCGTTCGGCCAGGGACGCGAAGAGGCCATGAGCCTCGACGAGGCGCTGGAAACGGAGGAGAAGGGCCGCCGGAGAATGAGGTAGGGAGGCGACGATGGACGGAAATCAACTGACCCGGGCGATGCTCGACGCGCTCGACGAGGAGACGGCCAGCAAGCTGTTCAACACCGACGACCGGATCCTGTACGACTACCTGGACGCGGCCGCAGAGGAATTCGTCCGCGAGACCAAATGCCTGCACGCAACCGCGACGATCACGACCGTGGCGGACCAGCAGGCCTACGACCTGCCGCCGGATTTCCTGGGCCTCTACATGAAAAACCCGCGCGACCGTTTCTTCGGAAAGTATTACGACGGCTCCTGCACCACCTTTCCAGCGCTATGCCCGTACGAGCAGATCTTCCGCGAAAACCTCACGGACGCGCTGTCCATCCCCGGAAGGTTCGCGATCATCGACAAGGCCGCCGCGCCGACGCAGCTCTCCGGCACGACGAGCGCGGCGGGCGCACGCGCCGCCGGGCAGGCGACGCTGACCGACTCCGCCGCGCTGTTTGAGACGACCGGGGCGGTATTCCCGCGCGACCGGGTCCACAACACGACCGACGGCTCGTCCGGGATCGTTTTGTCGGTAAGCTCCGAAACCGCGCTCATCACGGCGCTTTTCGACGGGAAGACCAACGGGTATGCCAAAGGAGACGCCTATGTGATCACCCGGGCGACCCCGAAACAGGTCTATCTCGTCGCGAAGAGCAAAACCAGCGGCCACACGCTGACAATCCCGTACCTCTGCAAGCCTGACCCGGTTTATTCCGACTACGGCACCTGGCGGTTCGACCCGGTCTCCTGCCGGGCGATCTGCCACGAGGCGGCCTTTCAGTACGCGAACCGAAAAGGCGAATACAGCAGCGCGGATAGGCACCACGCTCTGTTCAACCTGGAGGTGACCCGCGCCAAGAATGAACGTGCGGGGCTGGTGATCCAGGGCGGGCGCTACCGAACCCTATCGTAAGGAGGATTTCATGGCACTGTCCGAATCCAGCCTCATCACCGCGATCCGGTCCCTGCTGAACGAGGCCGTAAGCGGGTTTTTCAGCGATACGGAGATCCGGTCCTGGATCGCCCAGGCCGCGGGGGACATCTCCTCCAAAACGCTCTGCTACGAGACGACCGCCGGGAGCCTTACGCTGGCCACCGATCAGATCGAATACGCCGCCCCGACCGGGCTGCTGAAGCCAAAGGCGGTAACTTACAAAGATAAAGGTCTGGTCCGGATCCTGCCGCACCAGATCGGGCACCTGACGCACCGCGAGGCGGGCCCGCCGGAGCAGTATTACTTCCTGGCGAACACGATCGGCCTCTGGCCGAAGCCAGACGTGTCGATCGCGGCCGAGACCGTGACCGTCTATGGCGCGGTCTTCACGACGGATATT